CGCCACCCTGTCTGTTGATACTATCGTGATGTCCGTACTCACATGGTAGTTTTCACCACCGTGCTAGTCCTCTATAGGATGCGTACGGACTGTGTCCGACTATGTCGGTCACATAACAGGGGTCCACCCTCGATCAAGCACGAAGCGTCGAGAGGCGCTTCTGTCTGGACTCGAGGCTCTACCTGTTCGCTCTAGCGAGCAAACAGACTCCAACACATGGTTCCAACCATGCTCCTTGAGTTTATTCTCTTGGGGTTGGATACGCCATACACGATTACTAAACAACTGGTAGCGAGGGTGCCAATAGGCATCCGCCCAAACCAAACTGTTTAATGTAACGTACTCAGCCAATCCGCCGTGCTCAGGATTATTGGTTAAACCAATAGTCTTGGGTCGTGCAGACAGCCACCGCCTTAACCTTGGAGACCAGTATTTAACTGGCTTCCGAGGGTTAAAACGATGGTTAAACCGAGTATGCAGTGTATGGTATGTAGAACGGGCAGCCTCTTCATATCCGGCAATGCGTAAACGCATAGCAAGGTCTGATAGAGACTGCAGTCCAGTAACATGTTCGGCATCTAGCGTAGTCTTCCAGCGGAGCGGAGTGACGTTGACACCATTAAAGGCGTCAACCCCACAGGACTCACGGAAGGCTCCTCGCCAAAAGGATTTTGTCCTATTGACGAGCAAACCAAATGATTCGAGATCGTTTATCACGAACTCGGCACACTCGGTAGGGACTATGATGTCATCACCGAACACGAATACAGCACCGGGTTGATGAAACCCACGGCACTGTAATGATGCTACACATATGGCCCAGAATATTAAACTCTGTACAGGAAACGTTGTTGCGTTGCCCATAGGAGCGTAACAATTTAGATCCGTCCGAACATTGGCATAACTGCCTACTTTCGGAATCAGAACTTTCTGTGCCCGACAACATCCAAAATACTTATACTTATCCCCAAAAAGGATTTGTACAAGCGGTTCAGATATACGGTCAGAAGCCTCTTTCATATCGAGCGTGGCATACCGCCGCGATCGTGATGATAAGAGAGCAATCTTTCCGTTTACCGACTGATCGTCGAAATGGATATGGCCTTGCGGCCACGGTCCAAAACAACGACGATGGGACGAGATAGCTCGTTCCAGCTGCCGACGTAACCCTTGCTGAAGCCAAATGGCTTCCGCAGGGTGAACACATATTAGACGAGGCCCACGGCTGTCTTTTGGAACAGCAATAAGCTTCGCTTCTATGAGTTCATCATAATCCAGTTCCGAATGTTCGAAGCTATGGTCCATATTAAAATATAGACTATAGTAATCTGCATACGGATATAGATATTCTATCGTAGAATATCTTTTCTGCCACTTCTCTTTAGAAGTGGTAACTGCACCGGGGCCATGAGAAGGCGATAAAGCCTTATCATTAAACCGGTACAGAACAGACTGGCAGTGACGGCGAGCGCTGTCAAGCAAGCGAGGAGACTGCCCAGATAGGGAGCCTCCAAACCGCCCAACAGTATAATTAACTTCCAAGAAGGCCTTGAAGGCTTTATCGGTAGTTTCATTGTCATGTGTAACTTCGGCTTTATAGCAGAACAGCAAAAGCTGTCGAAGATATCGCAGTTTAACTGGGTCCACAACGGAACCAGCTGCGAGTCTCCTCAACCATACCGGAAATATATCAAGATCAGGCTCACGCCCGACCTCAATACACTCTAGTATGTGCTTTTCTAGCTTTGGAGCCTCAGTTAGGCACCATTGCAAGCCCTCATAAGACCCTCGTATTTCAGAGAGACCAGAGAGACTAGCAATATCTGCTAGCAGGCTAACGTATGTATGTTCTATAACGTGCATATTACATGGGTTACCACGAAGCCTGGCTGTGATATATAATAATCACAGCCAGATATCCGACTGTGACTACATATTCAATCTGAGAATAAACAACAGAGTAATCTCAATAGAGACTTACTTCTCGTTGTTCAGTATGTTAACGACAAGATTCGCATCCGCAACAGCAGCCTTAAACGTAGCGACAACATTGTCGATTTGCGCTTGGGTAGCTGTTCCTGGAACTGCGATGACGAAGTATGCAGAAGTAACAATACTCTGCAACGATGCGTCAATGTCGGTACGATCAATCCGCCCAGTATACCTCTTTCCAGCAACTTTCGTTGCTGAATCGACGTAATCCTGCGATTTGATTATCAACTTATCGGGCGTATTAACGCCACGAGTAGTTGACTGACGTTCAGAGAGTTCCTTCAAATCGAAGGTTTTCTTGAACACGATTGAATTGAATGTCAAGTCGGCATTCATGCTTAGTGGTATTTTATTGTTGACTATTATGAAACCGTCTTTCTCAAGACGAGATCATAAGATGCGACTACTTCTCGACCCTTTAGCACATAGCGACTTACCTCGAAAGGCAAATCGCTAAAACTATTGGGCAGATTAATAGCCGCACAGGTGGACTCACCAGAGAGATACAATCTCTCAGTTCCTACTGGAGCTAATATAGCGCTAGCAGGATGAGCCCTATTGCTGGAATGATACTTAAGAAGGCGTTTGAAGTCCTTCTTAAGTTGTATGGAGTCGGCCCTCTTAGGCTTACCATGAGTTATCTTGTTTGTAGCTACTTGACGTAGCACATCCTTGATTTCATCTAAATAGCCCATTTGAATAAGTTTGAAAACTTTGTTCATTTGAGCTAGGCTAGTTACAGAGAGGCCGGTTATACCGAATGCTGACATAAAGTCCGCACACAGTTGACCGACCGTTAAACCGACTTGTTTATTATTAGTTGGCATATGCCTCCTATTGATAGACTAACATTCCAACACGCACTACGCGCGGCGTAAAGGCCCTATGCGGGCCAATTGCTGAGCGATCAAGGCAGCCGAGATGGCAGCTTGATTCTTTCCGAAGTGCGGTGACCAACGCAGCAAAGACTGCTGCGCTGTCACTGGGATTCTCTCGTAGTGTGAGAACTCACCCGAGCCTAGAGACCTGTCGAAGAATATAGATCCATCACACGGCGAACGCCGTGTGTAGAAAATATCCGTCGCCAGTTTATAGGTAAAGGACCTTGTAAAGCTAATGACTTGGTAAGGCTCTGCCTTAACCACTTTATCAAGAGCATCAAGAGATCCTTTCAAATCAACAAACCAATCTACCACGAAAGAAAATGGAATTTTCTCCCATGCTAGCCTGGCTGGTGATGTTGCAAACCGACTCATGAATAAGTCCGCCTTCGTAAAGAAGGAGGTCATAAACGGAGTCACATTAGGTTTGACCACAAGGACATACCGAACCTCAGGTTGCTGCACTATGCGGCCCTGAGTCATCCAGACTGCCACCGTATAGCCATTAATGACTGTAGGTGCAGTTTCTGAATCGTCAAAACTACAAGACGCGATAGCATGACTGCTAAAGCGCTTGGCGTCGTTGGCGGCATGTCGTTTTACGTCGTTAACCAACTTAGGCATATAGCTATGGATAGCTTCGAAGTCAGAAAGTAAGGGGGCAACCCCAAACTTCCAGGCTAAGAAACTACCTGAAGCTGTTTTCATCAACGGTCTAACCTTGTTCCATAATGGAACCTGCTTAACAGCAATACGAGGCAGCAATTTGCTAGCCTCATTTACTGAGTGAAGGGTCGTATTTTTAGATACGATCTTCGCTAGGGCAGGTAACGTAAGAACAAGTGACTTAATCGATGGCCATATTTGGTTACCTTCAACTATGTCGAGAAGAACGTCAGCTTTGAGCTGCCGCGCTTTCTCCAAGACTCCAGCCTTTAGCTGGGCCTCGTTGAAGGACGATGTATTCATTGACCAGTGTCTAGGCATCGATATATCAGAAGATGTATCGAATGTGGCGAAGTAATCTACACCGAACTTGGCGAAGTCGTACCATGAAGGTCCGGCTCCGACATCTCGCGTGAGACCATGCTTACCACCCTTAATGGCTGCCCACAAATAATCGTTTACGTCAGAAAATCCAGAAATTAACTGGAAATTCTTTCGATGGACGACCTTATGTGAAGAGCCTTTGCCTAAACTATCAGTTATACGCTCGGTCATAAGATCGAGTGGTATATTATGTCCCGGAAACGGGACATTGTTAGCTGATGTGGCTGACCCGTCGCAAGGTGCGAATTGCTCTAAAGCAACCGTACCAGGCCACGAGTGCCAGTTTTGAGTCAATGATCTTGTTCTAGTTCTCATCTGAGTAATAAAGAC